GGGTGGTTGCAGGATTACTCCGAGAGTGGGCCACATTCGCGAATTGTGTACCACTCTCAGGGCTTTCTGCCCCGTTGCCCGGCGATGATCTTCCAGTCTGTACGGGACTCGAAGCCGCCAACTGTTCTGCCTGATACCTCTTAAACGTTGCTACTACGCGAGACGCTTCTCCATTGTCGAAAGCATGTTTCAAGATATTTTGACGTTGAAGCCCAGTCATAGGGTCAATTTGACCCAACCAACTGATAAACCCAGGATCATGATTTATCGTAGCATCCCAGTCAGGACCAAATTCCTTTTCAAGATGCTGATAGACTTGTCCACGTGCATCCAACGCAACATGACTCTGAACATTACCCAATGATTGACGAACTGCGCCAATCTCGTTGCGCACTGGTGCCAATTCTTGTTCTGCCACTTCTTTAGCGGCACGGCGAGCCATATCGATTAACTCAACACTCCATTCTTTCTCGTCTTGGGGAGTGATATACTTTCGTGGTGCAATGGGTGTATTAAACGTTACGTCGCCTCGACCAACTTGACTGTTAGGAGGCGATTGAACAGTTGCAAGTAGTCGCTGCATTTCATTAACGCGACTAACAAGATTTTGATTTTCTTTCTGTGATTTCTCGTAACGCCCAACCATAGCTCGGAATTCATCTTCAGAGTATTGCTTGGCTTGCCCATTACTCTGGGGAGTAGGAGTAGGTTGGGGAGCAGGAGCCGGTTGTCTTGTCGCTAGTAAAGGGTTGGTCTGTGAGCGTTCAGCGACAGGTGGTGTAGGAGAATTCACGTCAGCGAATGACATTTGAACATTAGATTGCGGACCCGCAGGATGAGCACCAAGACGCTGTTGTTCAGCTAATTCGTTCGCCCGTACTGCTGCTCGCATAACAGCTTCTGGCAGCCTAACACCAGGGTCAGGAGTTTTTGTCGGCTTTGTTTGAACGTTGTCAGCCATTTTACTTTCTTAGTTTCTCGTATGCCTCATCTAACCCACGCATCAGCGAAATAAACTCTAACGCTTGTCTAGCCATACCGACTGTAACATGCAACTCCGAAGTTGGAGCACTGACCCCGCGCTCTACCCGATGCCGAGTATAAAGGTCTAATGCGGTTAAAAATTTTTGCCATTGTTCCACGTTCAACTTTGATAAGGTGTACGCTTCTTTAATTAAAAAACCTTCTGTCGCGTGCAAGTTACATTACTCGATGGGGACGAGAGACATTCGTGAACGGCGGTCCACTGGTGTCGGGTTTAATCACTAAACCCTCGTCCTCTCGATTGTTCTTGAGTGACTCCTTGCAGTAGTCGCGTTCATGGAGACGCTTTTCACGCGATCCATTAACACATTCAGCAAATGCCCCCAACGTAGAAAGCTCCTGGTAGCATCCACCGCTATCCGGGCATTCGTGTTTATCGAAGTCATCTTCTGGCTTATCATACCATCGGGGCTTCGAGTCACCCTTTTTAATTCGATCCATTTTAGTAAACCTTCTCTTTTGGTACGTCATAAGCTATTGACAAGTCCTGTGTTTGGAGTTCATCAATAATCGCGTTCATTTTATCACCGTAGTACCCTGCATAACTAATAATCGAACCATAATCGCATTGTTCGTAAACTCTTGGGATTAATCGGGGTGACAACCCCAACCTGTTCACAACAAGCGTTTGCCAGTCAGCAACTTTCCGCATAGCATCGGCAACTTCAGCCAAGTCAACACGCGTAAAAGGCCGTACTTCATCCGGCAGGACGAGGCCGTTGTCCGTAGCCAATTCGATGATCTTTTCTACAAGTATATTCACGACATTAGTCGTGTTCGTGACATCGAACTGGTAGGGTATATTTGTATGCGCAACCACCACTTTACTCTCATAGTACGTTTAAAGTGTATATTTAAGCAGCAGATATACTCACATTCACCGCTGGACTAGTGCCACCTGCATTGGTAGCTTCGACCATTATGTTCGTCATTCCCGCCGCAATCCCTGCCGCACCCAACGCCGTCACCGTAAGCTGTCCAGCATTGCTAATGGCGAAAAAAGTGTTGGGAGGATTGATAGCGAAAGCTGTTGGGCTGTTACTAGCGGCTACCGAACCAATAATCTGGTTCGTTGCCACCGGCAGAGTGATGTTGAAAGTTTGTCCCGGTGTCACTACCGGCGCAGCAGGTGGTGCAGGTGCCAAAGCTGAAAGTGCATTCAGCGCAGCTTGAAATCCGGTATAGTCAAGATTGGTGAGCGGGGCTTCTCCCATAAACACCCGAAGGTTATTTATGTATTGAAGGCACAAAAACTCTCCCGGTGACGCCCACGGAGCAGGCAGGAGATTAGCAGGAGCACCCAGCGCTGTACCTACGGCGATGATTGCAGCAACCCGTCCACTATAGTCGATATCGACGTAGGTTATGGACATGAGCGTTATCCTTTATGCGTTTCGCGTGTTCGCGTAAACGCTCACCCGACTTGCGATTCTTTCCCGCTTACTCCGGGAGTTTTCTGACCAGCAGAGCCCTTCCCAAACATATGTTGGGAACCACCCTTGGCCCATTCACCGCCGCCAAGGTCATTGCTCTCCTTGCCAGAGATCGCTGCTTTGGCCGGACCAGCAGAGCCCTTGCCAAACATTTTCGTCTTACCTCCATGGGCAAAGAACCCAGGGTCTTCAGACTTCTTGATAACTTTTGCCATTTTACTCTCCTATTTCTTCTTACCCTTAGAGTAGTTTACTACTCTGTAACCCTTTGATTTTTCACCCTTCGTAGGTGGCGGCTTGTGTGTTAATTCGGGAAGCGGGTCGTGCTTGTGCGGTGCTTTGGCTTTAAGGTTTTGCGTTGTAACTCCAGGCACCGCTTTGGCCAACGTTAGGCTCCACTATCGTGTTAAGTCGCCTTCTTGTGCATTGGGACACGACCCTTTGCATTGGAAGTCTTCGAAGAAATAGGATCAAGGCCGCCGCCCTTCACCTTGCCACGGTGTCCGCTGGCATGAACAGTCATGCCCTTCTCAGCGGGCCACTCTTTCCCCTTCATGCCGTGTGTCGTGCGGCCAGCAACCTTTGCCATTTGGCTCTCCTATTTCTTCTTTCCATCTGCGCTCGCGCTTGATGGATCACTTCTTTTCGTGGCGGCGGTCTTTTTTCTCCCGCATTTCTTCTTTTTTCTCTTTCCCTACATGGCCGCCCTTTTTAAACCCCCCAATCCCACTGGCACCACCCGGAGCCATGCCAGCACCCGGAGCAGCCCTGCCGCCCATTGCGCCGGGACCAGTCGGCATACCACCAGGACTACCAGGAGCGGGAGGCGTACCCATCATCGTGGTTCTAGGGATATTGGGCTTCTTACCCCCACCCCCCATCGCCCTTGACCCTGCCCCTAACATCCCAGTTCGCTTTGGCATCAAAGTTACTCCGGTAGTAACGTTCGTCTGCGCTTGCGCTACGACGAACCACTAAAAATTTTTCCCCCTACCTTCTAGGTTTTGTATCAGGGTGTTGGGGATGTCTTTCTTGGGCTCGTCTTTCCTGGTCTCTGGTATAGTTTTCTTCCCAGGCCGTAAACGCCTGCAAAAGTACTTCTACTTCTGTAGCAAGCGATTCCAGTCTTGCTTTCATGTCGGTCAGCGTTTGTCGCGCTTGTGCTTCTACGCGTTCACTCTCCATACGAAGTTCTTCACTGGTAGCCATTGTAGTCGCTCCTACTCTCCTGGACTAGCTTGAGGCGTAGTCATGCCTTGAACGTTTGGACCTGTACCCGCTGGCGGCCCTGCCGCTGCTGGGTGTTGTGTGTTTAGCTGTGGACCGCCTTGAGCGGGTCGGGGTGCTTGTTGCCCCTGAGCCTGTCTGGCGTTTTGGGCGTGTTGTCCAGCGAGTTGGGTATTTCCAGAAGCCTGTTGCCCCTGTGCTGCACCCGCCGCTGCCGCTTGTTGCATCTTCTGCTGATCGTCAAGCTCTTCTTCGGACGGAACAATATCAGCACCGGGAATGTTGAGATGATCGGCGACCTGTTTAAGAACAATGGCACGACCTTTGGGTCCGATGATTTGCATATCAATCGGGTTGGCGGTGATTTGCAGAAACTCAAGCTCGCGCTGAATTTGGGCCTCTTTCGCCATCGCAACGTTGACACCCAATATTCTAACTTCCTCTTGCCCATCAAGTAACCCCGAAGTATCAGTGAGCATAATCATATCTAAAAGGTTTGTTAGTAAGCCCTCAACCACATCCCGATCAATATTCGACGCTACCGTTTGAAGAATCTTTGCAGCGTTCTGCATCAACATCGCCAACCCAGAAGCTGTGCGACCGGTCGGCCCTGCCCCTGGCATACCTTGCACAAACTTTGGTATAGCGGACATCTCGTCGGCCAATGTACTAAAAGCTGTGTAAACCGACATTAACTCTTGAGAGTTAGCCTGGGGTTGCCAGAACGTGATCGCCGCCTGAGTGTTATTACCAAATGGATCAGACTTGACATGCCAACGTTTCCATGGATATAAGTCTTCACCATCCTCCCCGTCTGCGAGTCGGTCGTCACTGACGACAACTTGAGGTCCGCTTGCAATACTAAGATTATTAACAAGTGCTCGTAAAGTGGCATTCGCCACGGTACTAATATCAGCGAGTAAGTCTGGGAGTCCGTTCCCAACGACAGTGCCCGGAACTTTTTCAAAAGAGGTAACGTAATATTGATGACGTTTCCTCGGCGACGGGGAAAGTTGAACTTTGATAACATAGCGCCCTATCAGCCAAGCTTCAATGAAATAATCACGCGTCGCATCGCTAATCATCGCTGGAGGCAAACCTGCGTCAAGCAAACTTTTACCTTGTGCCCAACCACTAAATTGGAGACATGCAATAAGTCCACTCTGATTAAACCTGGGATTTTCTCGCGACTCCAAAATGGCCCGCTCGGCATCGGTTTGATCCCAGTTGTCAACCAGTCCACCACGTCCATAGTCGTCCAAGACAGCCCGTACTGCTGCTTGATCATAACCCGGCAGGTCGAGGAGGTCATTGAGTTCTTTCCGGGTTAACCTAGAGCGCTCAATGATATTGGCGTCGCCAATATCCGCAACCCCAGGTGTCCAGTAGATATCAAAGGGGCTGACACGCTCCCAACATAAAATAGGTTTTTGTGTAGTTTGTGCAGTACTCTTAAGAGTAACTGGGTCGCGCTGCCAGTCAACACTGGTCTTAATTCTTACTACCGGACCTTTAATTACCGCATAAGGAAATATAGGTAAATCAACGAGGAATTCAGCAAAAGCAGTATAGAAGCCACCTTGAGCAAGTATCTCCTGTATTTTATCTTCTGCAATTTTTGCTTTCTTAGCAGCGTTACGCTTTGCTGCATCTCGCGCAGCAGTCTCAAGTTCGGTGAATCTATCGCGTATCGCGTTTGCATCAGGTAAGGGTTGGGGAGGCGGTGGAGCTTGGGGCGCTTGCGCATGGGCTACTGCTGGTTGGTTTGCATTCTGCTCATGCATTGCACTAAGGCCGCTCAAGTGAGCGGCTTGTAACTGCGTCGCATCTTGATGGGCTTTTACCGCGCCTTGTATTTCGCTTTTAACAAGTTGCTGGATCGCGCTCATTATCTCGGGTGGAACCTGGGGATCAGGCGAAGGCTCTAACCCCCAGGGACGTTCAGCCCCCAAATAAACATCCCTTAATAACGAAGTTGTCCCTCGCGCTTTCATTGCGATTATGCGAGCATAAACTTGGCTCCCACCAAACTTTTTGATTTGTTCTATTACGTCGTTCTCGTACACACCATTAAAGGCGCGAAGCGCCATCAACAATCTGTGCGACCAACCGGCAGAGGTGTTGTCCCTGTGCCGACGCATCAAGATAAACTGGTCAGTGATAAAACCGGCTAACCCAGTAAGCTCTGAAGCAGGGGGAAGTTGGCTCTGAGCCCGGACAGCGTTCTCTCGCTGTACTTGCTGGGTTGTATCGGCCCCGCCGACGACCCTTAAGACCCCAGTTGGCACCAGATCATTCTTTACTCTTGGAGTATCTTTTAGTGGTTCGCGCTTCCTACAGTCGCGCTCACTCACTAATTGGGCGTTTTGAGATAGCGCTCGATATTTATCGAGTAAAGAAGCGGGGACCACTCATGGGAGTAACTACATGGGTGGTCCCCATTTATTTTAGGGTGGAGAGCAAATCCGCCTTAAAATCGACACAATTGTGCGGGATAATTGTGGCGAAAATAAGGCAGAAATGTGGCAGAAATAAGGTATTTTTATGACCCTCAGTGAAATAAAAATACGTAATCTGATCAACGAATTGGCGAAAGATATCCTTGAAGAGGATGAAATATTAAAACTCACGGGAGTAACTCAAGAAGAATA